AAATGGAATTTCTAAAACTTTACCTCCAAATGGGATTACTTCATTTACATTATCTCCTCAAGGATACACTATCCCCGTTTCAGAGCTTGCTTTAGGTGATAAAATATATTTAGAAGTTTACTCTCCAAATACAAATTTATATTCAACAAATGTTAATTTACGTATTGATCAATTCCCAAATACAACAACCCCAATAACCCCCTCAACAAATTCCATTTGGGGATTTCCAGACCCCGTAAATTATCCATATGTGATAACATCTTCAAATTCTACTTTATCAGATTTATATAATACTCAAGTTAAACAAATTGATATAACAGGATCAGGATTTAATCCTATTAATTTACAGTGGTCATTAGAATATGGAGATGAATTTAGATTTGAAGGAAGAGAAGATTTTACATTTGAAGTTGGTAAAGTATATGGTCCTAATGAAGGTATAGGAGATAGATTATTTAATTCATCTTCCATTGAAGTCCATTTCAATGCACCCCTCCCAGTATCTTCATCTTTAGCAACTCCATCAACATGTAATCTTGACCATTTCCTTATTAGAAGATATGTTGATGATGCTTCACAAATTATAATTGAAGGTTTTATCCCTAATAATACAACTGGACCATACATCATAACCCCAGAATATATAACTCCTTCATTAAATGAAAACATTGATACATTTATTACTGATCTTACACAGAAAGGTTTGATTTAACAATATTTATTAGTATAATACATGCATATAATATAAAAAAATGGGATATTTAAATAATCAAGTTGTCACAGTTGACGCTATATTAACAACAAAAGGTAGAGAACTTTTAGCTAGAAATGACGGTTCTTTTAGAATTACACAATTTGCTTTAGCAGATGATGAAATAGATTACACTCTATATAACCCAACTCACCCATCAGGTTCTTCATTTTATGGAGAAGCAATTGAAAATATGCCTTTACTTGAGGCCTTTCCTCTTGAAACTCAAATAATGAAATATAAACTAGCTACTTTACCTCGCGGAACAGCTAAATTACCTGTACTTGATTTAGGATACTCAGCAATTACTTTACAACAAGGAGCTTCAATTGCTATTACTCCTCAAACTTTAAATTATTTAGGAAACAACCAAACCTTTGAAACCAGTGGATATTCAGCTACAATTTCAGATGTTCGTTTGATGAATACATTTACAGGAACAGGTATTAATACAACAGCAGCACAAGATGCTAATTTAAGTTCAACTGTTACTTTAGGAACTAATGTTTCTAAAACTATAATTGGGTCTCAATTTAATTTAAGAGCAACTACTATAAACACACTATTTGGTTCTAATACTCAATTAGCTGCTACTCTAACATTTGTTGGTTTAGATAGTGGAGCTCGTTTAACCATCCCAGTTACAATTAATAAAGTTCAATAAAAATAAAACAATAAACGATGTCATTTAAAAGATTTGATTCTGAAGATTTTGTTGTTAGTAGTGATTCTATTACTTCTACATTATGGTCAAATGGAATCCCTGCACTATCCTCATTCTATACTAGTTCAGTTCAAGCAGCAAGTTCTGCAGGTAATTATTATTTGAGTGTATATAATACTTCCTCTTCTGATCAAGAAGTTCAATTTGATGTAGTATATTGTGATTCTTTAGGTAGTGGTAGTTCTTGGTTCAACTCAATAGTCCCAGAAAATTCTCCTTCAAAAACTATGTATGGACAATATCGTTCATTAATTTTAGAAGATGAAACTGCTAATTTTATTTTTGGAGTTACTTCTACCTCAACAAGTGGTCCATGCCAACCATTAACAGGCTCAAGTTTAGTAATAGGAGACCATTTTTGGGTTATAAATGTTGAACGAGCCAGATATAAACAATCATTATTCCCAGGTTCATTAAATCTTACTATCTCAGCATCTGGTGGTACTGTTCAACTTACAGATAACTCAAGGGATGTTGCTGTTAATTCTTTTATTGGATCTTCTCGTGTATTTCAATTAGTTTCAGGATCAAATGGATCTGCTGGGTCACTTCCTAATGGAGGATATGTAGCTAATTCAGGTTCATATGGGTTTGTTTTTCCTGATTTAGGGGTTATTATCTTAAATCCATATGCACTTTCCCAATCAATCAATCTAGCTCCAAGCCGTTCAAACAATTCTGATGGTTTAAATAATTCAAGATTATTTAGTGCTATTAGTGGTGGAGCTTCTTTTGCATTAAACTCAGAAGAAACAATTACCTCAGATTATATATTTGTTAGAGCAAGAAATAGTGAATTTAACTACTCAGAAAACCCATCATTTATTTCAGGGTCAACTGGTGAAGTAATATATGATGATTTTATAAATGCTCCTCAAACATATATAACTACTGTAGGAATGTATAATGATTCTAACGAACTTTTAGCAGTTGCTAAGATGTCAAGGCCTTTGTTAAAAGATTTTACAAAAGAAGCCCTAATTAGAGTAAAACTTGATTTCTAAGAATGAATGAGCGTATTCAAACCATTCATAACTTCTGACGTTGTTGTCTCACCTTTTGAGATAAATAAATCTTTTACATTTAAAGGAGCCTCAGAACTTACATCATCAAACGTTTGCATTGATAGATACATTGGACAAAACATAACATCAACCCCTTGGGTATCTGGTTCAAACCCAACAGGTCAAGTTTTTATCCAAGATAAAACTTTAATATATAACTCAGTTAAAGAACTTTACTACTCAAATTATTTAACCAATCCATCAGGTTCTTTAGTAGGTACTGCTTCTTTTAATTTAGACGGTACCATTACAGGTCCAGCTTATACTCCAAATTACTATAATTATCTTTCCACTACCCTATTTACAGCTAGATATTTTCCAACCGGTTCAGGAGATATGGTTGGAGTAATATCAATCCCCTCAAATTTATTTGGTGAATATTTAAAACCAACTACAGTAACATTAAAATCAGCAAGTATAATTTTGCAAGATGATGGCTTAGGAAATATGTTATGTAATAATTTAAAAGTTGGAGACGTAATATATGAACATGGATTAATTATATTAACAAGTGATGGTATTCCTGGACAAGATGGATATGGATATATAACGTATGGAACAGGATCATATGGTATAGGAGATGAATCATTTTTAAATAACTTCATATCAACCCCAGATCTAACTTGTTCATTTCAAAGTACTCTAACAATATATGAATCTCAATATAAATGTACTGTTAGACAAAATGAATTTAATTTTTCTCAAAACCCTTCTTTAATTTCTGGAAGTACTTGGGTTTCGGGAAGTAATGGATGTGTAATAAATAAAAGTGGAACATTATATAGTTTTTCAACAGGTTCTTATTTTAACCCATATATAACAACAGTGGGTTTATATAATAATGATTATGAACTTATAGCTGTAGCTAAACTAGCCCAACCACTCCCACTTTCATCAATTACAGATACAACAATATTAGTTAATTTAGATTTATAATATTTATACAAATGGCAAATACACTTACCCAAGTAGGAATCGAAACAGGAAATGCAGTTGAAGCATATCACGTTACACAATCAATAGATGCATTTACAGGAGCAGTAGCATACAATATTACTCTTTCAGGCTCATTTAATATGACAGGTCCTATTAATGGACAATCTGGTTTAGTAAATCCTTTAACGGCTTCATATGCGATAACATCTTCATATTCTTTAACATCTTTAAGTTCCTCATATGCATTAAGTTCTTCCTATGCTAAATCAACGTTAAGTTCATCATATGCATTAAGTTCATCTCGTGCTGAATCGACTTTAAGTTCATCATATGCAATAACAGCTTCACATACACCTAATACATTTATTCAAAATGGAAATAGTTTTGGAGCTACAGCCCGTTTAGGTACAAATGATTCCCAATCTTTAACATTTGAAACCAATAATCTCCAACGAATGAATATTTCTACTACAGGAGTTATTGGAATGGGAGATGGAAATAATGGGACTTTATTTAATCTATTAAATGGAATCCAAACAACTTCAGGATCTGAAAGTTCTACCTTACTTTCACTTTCTACAATTGCTGGGGTTTCTTACACAGTACATGCTTATGTTAATGGGTATGGTGGAACTAATGGAAAAATAGGAGGAGATGTAATGGGTGTTTTCCAAAATGTATTGGGAACATTAACCTCAGCAGGCTCATCTATAGTAAATAAAATTGAAGATTTTTCCGGAGCCCCAACATTTACTCTAACAACTTCTGGAACTAATATTATATTACAAGTTACAGGACAATCAGCTACTAATATTAATTGGGTTGGGCATATGAAATATATACAATATGATGCAAATGCATAAAGATATTTAATTTAATACTTATGGAAAATTGGTTATACAAAGATAAAAGGATAGAATCCCTTGAGGATTTTCCTAAAGGAACATATGGTTTCATTTATATTACAGTTCATGAACCTTCGGGTAAATCATATTTAGGTAAAAAAGTACTATATCATAACGTTAAGAAAAAATTAACTAAAAAAGAATTAGCTGAACAAACTGGTAGAGGGCGTAAACCAACAACAACTACTACCCAAAAAGAATCTGATTGGAAAACATATTATGGTTCAGCTAAACCTATACTTGAATTAATAAAACAAGGCAAACAAAAAGATTTTATTCGTAAAATTTTATGTACTGTTAATAACAAAAAACTTTTAACATATTATGAATGTAAATATCTATTTCAACTAGGTGTTTTAGAAAACCCAGATGAATGGATAAACGATAATATTTTAGGTAAATTCTTTAGAAAAGACTTTGTTACCCAAGAATAGAATTGTATCTTATATTCATGGTAAATGAGTTACTAGTCAATTTGGTAAATTCTGTTCTAGGAGCAGGAAAACGTACAGCAAGAGGAAATCAAGCATATACATGTCCTTTTTGCCATCATCATAAACCAAAATTAGAGGTTAATTTTACTGAAAATAAAGAGGGAAAAAATCCATGGGCTTGTTGGGCGTGTGGTAAAAAGGGAAAAACAATTAAAAGTTTATTCAAACAAGTTCAAGTTACAACAGACCATTTTTATGAACTAAGTAAATTAGTTAAAAATGTATCAACAGATGATGTAGGAGATTCCCCAAAAATCATACTAGAACTCCCAAAAGAATTTAAAACTTTTATAGGTAATAAAGATATTATAGCTAGACATGCTTTAGCTTATCTTAAAAAACGTAATATTACCAAACAAGATATACTCAAATATAATATCGGCTATTGTGATTCAGGTCAATATAATAATATGATAGTTATACCTTCATATAACGACAATGGTAAATTAAATTATTTTACCGCAAGATCATTTGAGAAAGATCCCTACACCAAATACCGTAACCCGGAAACGTCTCGCGATATAATACCGTTTGAATTATTTGTTAATTGGAACTTACCTATTATATTATGTGAAGGACCATTTGACGCTATGGCTATAAAACGAAATGCTGTACCTTTATTTGGAAAAAATATACAACCTAATCTAATGAAACGATTAGTTGAATCTAAAGTTAAAAAAATATATATTGCTTTAGATAATGATGCTGTAAAACAGGCACTTAAATTTTGTGAACAACTATTAGATTCTGGAAAAGAAGTTTATTTAGTTGAATTAAACGGGAAAGACCCAAGCGAGTTAGGTTTTGAAAACTTTACTAAGCTAATACAAACAACTACTCCATTAAATCAATATAAATTAATGGAAAGAAAATTATCCTTGATATGAAAAAAAGGAACATCAAACATGTTAACAATCGCATACTTGAAATCTCAGAAGATGCAAAACAAATTACTCTTCCAGATTCAAGATATTACAGACGAAATGGAGAATATTACCCATCAATTACTCACGTTTTAAGTTCTTACCCAAAAGGAAAACATTTTGAAGAATGGTTAAAAAACATGGGCCGCTCAGCAGATTATATTGTTAAAAAAGCTGGTGAAGATGGAACTAAAGTACATGAAATGATTGAAGCATATTTAGAAGGTAAAGAAATGAACTTTTTAAATGAATGGGGAAACCCTCAATATGATCCAAGTATTTGGCAAATGTTTTTACGTTTTGTTGATTTTTGGGAAACTTACCAACCCGAACTAATTGACCAAGAAATCCACTTATACTCAGATGAGCTTAAAGTAGCAGGTACAACAGATTTAGTTTGTAGAATTGATAATTCACTTTGGATAATTGATCATAAAACTTCAAACCATATCCAATCCACTTACGAATTACAGGCAGCAGTATATGCTCATTGTTATGCAGAATGTTTTGGTGTAGTACCTGATAAAACTGGTATCTTGTGGTTAAAATCTAATAAACGTAAAGGTTCAAAAGACAAAATGCAAGGTAAAGGATGGGAAATGATTTTACCATCTCGTACCCAAGAAGAAAATATTGAAATCTTTAAAACAGTAAAACGTTTATTTGATTTAGAAAATCCAAATGAAGCACCAGTATTTACTGAATTTAAAACGAGCATTAAGAAAAAGATGTAATATGTATAATTATGATAAGTTTAGTTCAACTTTTAAAAGAGATGCAAGATGGTCCTAAAGCTATATTCTTAGCAGGTCCTGCAGGAAGTGGTAAATCTTATATATCTTCTAAACTTATTCCTAATACATTTACAGTTATTAATTCAGACGATACTTACGAAGCATTATTAAAAGCTAGTGGAATTGGTTTAAAACAAAAAGATTTTACTCCGGATCAATTATCTCAAGCATCTAAATTACAAGCTCAAGCTAGAAAAGTAACTCAAGATAAATTAGCTCAATCAATAGAAGATAAAAATAATATTGTTATTGATGGAACTGGTGCTGCATCTGGACCTGTTTTAAATAAAAAACAACAATTAGAAGATTTAGGATATGAAACATTAATGTTAATGATTTATGTTTCTCCCTTAACTTCACTTGAACGTAATCAACAACGTGATAGAAGTTTAATGCCTGGAATTGTATTACGTACTTGGAGGGATGTAAATAAAAATATTGAAACATATAAAAAAGCATTTGGAAATAATTTTATATTATTAAATAATAATCCAAAGGATACTAATATGGAATTTAATACTGATTTACTTGAACCGTTTATCAAATCATCTTCTGCTATAGGTAAACCAAAATCCCCTGAAGAACAAGCAAAATCAGATGCTGAAAAACTAAAATTAAATAAAGATATTGAATCTATGGTTAACCAATTACCCGAATTTGATACCCTAGATACAGCTAAAAATAAAATAAATGAATTCGTTAGTTAAATCTATTATACAACCTTTATTAGAGGAAACAAAACAAGGTATTGCTTTAGTTCCTGGTGGATTTAAACCACCAACTGCAGGACATTTTTATTTAGCAAGTGAAATTGCAAAAAGACCTGAAGTAAATAAAGTAATAGTTTTAATAGGTCACAAAGATAGAGACGGTGTAACCAAAGATGAGAGCCTAGAAATTTGGAACATATACAAAAAATACTTACCTAATAATATTGAAATCCAAATAGCCGATAATAATTCCCCAGTTCAAGACGTAAACTCAATCATAAAAGATAACCCAGAAAATTTTTATTTACCTGTAGTAGGGGTTAGAGGAGAGTTTGATTTAAAAGATATCAAACGATTTGATAGTATGAAGGGTAAATATAACAATTTTGAACCAATTGTTATCCACGGTGATCAAGGCGTTAGTGGTACTAAAGCACGTGCTGCGTTAATAGGTAATAGTTTCGAAGATTTTCAACGTTATTTACCCGCTGATTTAAATGACGAAGACAGAAATAAAATCTGGAGTATTTTAACCAAAACTCCAATTGAAGAAATAATGTACGCTGAACCTAGCAAATTCAGTTTTCCTCCAATAGTAAAATCTCTTACAGAATATATGTTAGAAAAAGGAATGAATATTCGTCCTTTACCTAAAGTTAAATTTATAGAAGATGATGCTGAAAATGCAAAAGATTTTTTTGGTAAAACAGCATATTATGACCCGAATAACCGCGTTATAGTACTTTATACTATGGATCGTCATCCTAAAGATGTTATGCGTTCATTTGCGCATGAAATGATCCACCATGAACAAAACTGTAATAATAAATTAACCAACATTAATACTACAAATACAAACGAAGACGGAGATTTACCTGAAATTGAAAGAGAAGCATACGAAAAAGGTAATATGATGTTTCGAAATTGGACCGATACATTAACTGAAGGTGTACTTGGGGATAGAATTGAATGTGATAATTGTGGATGGAGTTGGAAAATAAAAGATGGTGGGGATGATTTATATATTTGCCATAAATGTGGACATGATAATATTCCAACATTAAACGAAGGCCGTTACGATAAAATTACAAACCAAATATCTTCAACTATTTTTAATCAATGGAAAGAAGATTTTCAAAATGGTAAAGATTCATCTAGGGTAAATAAATCATTTCCTTTTAACGAAAATGAAATAGATATAGATGCTAATATTTCATTTATTCCAAATATAGGAGAACTTAGAGTAGATGGAGGAGCAAATGATGAACTAGATTATATAGAAGTACGTTTTGAAATTGACCCTGAAAAACTCCCAGAATTTTGGGAAGAAATTTCAATGAATTTAAAAGATGTAATTCGTCACGAAATTGAACATTTAACTCATGGTGAAGGAGATACTTCAATTTCTAGTAAACGTATGGAAGATGATGAATTAATTCGTAAATTAATTGATGCTAATTTACTTCCAAAATCACAATATTTTAAATTAGAAAAAGAAGTAGATGCTAATTTACAAGGAATGTATTTACGTGCTAAGAAAGAAAAACGTCCATTTAAAGATATAATTGATACTTATTTGAACGCTCAAGATATAACTCCTGAACAAAAAGAAGAAATACTTAATCTTTGGAGAAGCAGATTAGGGGCCTTAAATTTACCTAAATTTTAAATATGCCCAATTTACTTGATTTATATGAAGCTATAAAACCAAAATATGTCATTTTTTGTGATATGGATGGTGTGTTAGTTGATTTTGATAAAGGATATAAAGACTTAACCGGAATATCTACTTCGCATGCTAATGAGCAAGGTAAAACTCAATTTTGGAAATTAATAGCTAATAGTTTAAAAGAAAAAGGTTTAACCGAATATGATTATTGGGTTAATTTACCTTGGATGCCTGATGGGCAAACATTATGGAATTTTATTAAACCCTATAAACCATATGTATTAACAGCTCCATCATTAGATCCTGGATCTAGACAAGGAAAACGTGAATGGGTTGAACGTTTAGATGGAATGAAAAATATTTATTTTAGAAATGCGGCTTCAAAATCTGATTTTTCCGGAAAAAACCGTATACTTATAGACGATAGAGAAGATACAATAAACAATTGGAATGCAGCTGGGGGAATTGGAATTCTTCATACCTCCGCAGCTAACACTATTGAACAACTTAAACAATTAGGATTATAATGTCAGGTTCGGTATTAAAAAAAGAGTTTCAAAAAAGAGATGTTGAACGTCTTCGAAATTTAGTTAAAGGTAAACATGGTAATAGAACTACTGTTGGGATTGGTTATCAAGGTGAACAAGAAGAAGAACATAAAGAAGGCGATGTTTGGGAATATAAAGGTAAAACTTGGACTATTCGAGATGGAGTTAGAGAAAATATTACCAAACTAGATAAATTTAAATCAGTAGCAGTTCCTTTGTTTTGTCCTAAATGTAAACAGGTTATGGATAAGCAATTAGATCCATTTTACTATAAATCATATGGTGAATGTTTAGATTGCAGAACAGTATTTGAAACAACATTAAAAATTAGGGGTGAATGGGAAGCATATACTAACGATATGTTTAACAAAGAAATTGATAATCAAATAGAAGAGTATAAAAGTTTTATAGAAGATAAATTATCTGAAAGTAATAATAGTTTCGTTACAGAAGCAGGTGATGTAGAGAAATGGGTTGGTGGAATTGATAAAGAGCGTGCTAAAGAATCGCTTGACGAAGTAATTAACTATTTAAATTCTTTAAAAAAATAATGGAAACTTTTGCAATGTTAACAACCATTTTGGTAGCATTAATTACAGCTGTGCTTGGCCCTATAATAGTAAATTGGGTTAAAATCAAAATGGAAAAAAAAGATTCATCTACTCCAATGAGAGATGCACTTGAAACTTCAACATTAATTGATGTTCAATTAGAACAAATAATGGAAGAATTAGAATGTGATCGAATTTGGATTGCTCAATTTCATAACGGAGGTGTATTTTATCCTACAGGCCGTTCAATCCAAAAATTCTCTATATTTTACGAAAAGTGTACCCCCGAAACTCCAAATATCCAAACCACATTTCAAAATATCCCTGTATCTTTATTTCCAAGAGTACTATCTAAAGTTTATAAAGATAATGAAATATCTTTAGATGATGTATCTAATTCAGAAGACACATATGGTTTAGAATATTTGACTACTCAATTTGGAACTAAATCAATTTGTATGGTTGGTTTACATAGTTTAGATAATCATTTAATAGGTGTATTAACAATATCTTTTCAAAATAAACATCATATTACAAAAGATGAATGGATTTATATAAGACAAAAAGTAGGAGTTATAGGAACACTACTTTCTGAATATTTATACACGACAACTAAAAAATAAAAAATGGCAGATAATTTTGATTTAAAAAGATTCTTAAAAGAAAATAAAGCTTTAGAGAATCTAAATGATATAATAGGCAAAAACACTAGTATTAATGAAGGCAACATGCGCGATAAAATTCGTGAAATGGTTATTGCTGAATTAAATAGTGATGAAGACCTAGATGAAGCAAAAAAGAAAAAAGACGAAGTAGAAGATGTTGAAGTAACTGATACTGAAACTGAAGACATCCCTGCTGAAGATGCACCTGCAGAAGACATGCCTGCTGAAGACTCACCTGTTGATGGCGGTGGTATAGAAGACCTTGCAGCTGATATGAAAGGTACTGAAGCTGATCTTATGGATCATTTGATGAAAGCATTTCAAATCGCAAAAGGTATGAACAATGAAAAACTTGAAACACAAGTAGGAAACACACTAAAATTTTTCGTTAGCGAATATATTGGTGGAGGACAACAGTAAACAATTAAATCTATATAAAAATAAAATCTATGAACACAACAGAAATTTTAAACGCAATTAAAGAAGCAGTAGTAACTTTAGAAACAGATCATTCAAAATCATCTAAAGCAGCTCGTGGTAGAGCACGTAGTGCAGCTAACACAATTAAAAAACTAGCCGCTGAATTTAAGAAAACTTCAACTGCAGAAGACAAAGCAGCTTAAAAAATGAATATTAACGAGGCATTTTCATCAGATGAATCAAAGGAAATTTATGATAATTTCCTAGCCATCGTTAATTCTCGAAGAGATAATTTGGTAAAAAAATACGGCAGAGAGGCTGAGCGAGTAGCTTATTCTACTGCCGTAAACCAAGTTAAAAAAAAGGCAGCTAATAGTATTGAGGAACCAACAACTGAAGAACCAATGGATCAAGAACAAAAATTAAAAGAAATGATTCAAGCAGCTTTATCTAAGCCGCTAAATGAAAAAAAGAAATCTTTCCCTGATTTAACAGGTGATGGTAAAGTAACTAAAGCTGATGTCTTAAAAGCAAGAGGAGTTAAACTAGATGAATTTGAATCTGGAGAAGAACTAATCGCAGACGAACCTATATCAGAAGATCTTGATTTAGGTCATGAAGATAATGAACCACATATGATTAAAGCTGAACTTGCCCAAATTGGTAAATATGCTATGGAATTATATAAAATGGTTAATCAATTTGAAGGTGAACAAGAAGTTGATTTCCCTGCTTGGTGGCAAGCAAAAATTACCACAGCAAAAAACATGATTTCTTCTGCAAAACATTATCTTGAGTTTGAATTAGAAGAACCAAAAATTGATGCTATGGTAGATGTAGCTGCTGAAGAAGGTGCTCTTGATGAGAAATTAAAACCTTCTATGGGTGCAGGTGCATATGTAGATGATTTTAGACAATCTGATGCACCTCAATTTAAAGGTAAATCCAAAAAGAAAAAAAATAAAATGGCTGTAGCAGCTTATTTGTCAGCTAAAGATAAAATTAAAGAAGCAGTATTAGCTAAACTTAAAAAATAATGACTCGCGAAGAACTTCAAAATAGATTAAGGGTTTTAATCAAACAAGTGTACTCAAATCAAACGATTACACCTGAAGAAGCTATACAATATGATGAGCTAACTAAATTCCCTGAATTAAAAAAAGTTCTTATTGATTTGTTAACACCGGAATATGATAGCTTTTTAGCTTCAATTGACTGGGTAGCACCACGTCCTACTACATTTAGAATGAATTTAAAAAATGATCAATCATTTTATTTAATCTATGGTAAACGTAGTTGGGTTGCTCAAGTTGAAGGTAAAAAATATTATTTACTAAATTTACCTGAGGAAGAAAGAGCAGCTCAATCTATAGCCAATCTTTTACGATATGGAACTAAAGAAGAAGCAGGAACAGAAGATGAAGCTGATTTAGGTATCCCTCCAGCAGAAGAAACCCCTCCAGCAGAAACCCCAGAAGAAACTCCTCCAGCAGAAACACCCGAAGCATAATGGATATTTTAGAACAATTTTTACATAGTATAGCTTATAAGTTTCCTAAAGGATACCCTGATGTTAACAATAAACAGGATATGTTATTAATAGAACGTGAATTGTTTAAACATAATATTGATTTAAGAGAGGGAACTAAAGCATCTAACACGCGTAAAGCAATTGATGCTGTAGTTAATTCAAAAGAAGGTAAAGAATCCGGTTTAACTAAAATGAAAGATACCTATAGAATAGGTAATATCAATAAAATAGATAAAGATAAATTTATTGGAATTTTAAATAGTGTATTTAATTCACCTAAAATTAAAGTATACGCTCCAAAAGAAGGACCTAATGATAGTTCAAAATATAACATGTTTGAATTTGATTTAGAAGGTGAAGGTCAAGTTCAAATTACTTTAGCCGGTGGAGCAAACGAAGGTGAAAAATATGAACAAGGTTTACTTGGGAAACTAAAAGCATCCGCTGGTATGCCTTTAGATTCAATAGAAGACCCTGAAGTAAAACAAATATTTTCTACATTAGGAATTAATCCTTCTACTTTAACTCCAAAAGATATTGAATTTGCAGGTGCATCTGATACTTCAAGGCAACTTTCATTTGATGGACCACAAAAAATAGGTTCTACTATTGCTGATATAGTCATTACAGCAGATAAACCATATTATTTATCAATTAAAAATGTAGGTGGTTCTGCAATTTATAATGGTGGAAATATACCATTTATTGTATTTGATAAAGAAGGTAAAGTAATATTTGATGAATCAAAATATAATAATAACCCATTATTTGCAAATATATTTGATACTTTAAAAATTGATTCTCAAAGAATAGCAGACGGATTAAATAATTATATTAACCAAACAGGTACCCCAAACAATTGGGAATCTATTAGCAATGTTGATTTAAATAAAGTAAAAAACTTACTTGCTTCATCTTTTGGATATGATTATTGGTACATCAGAGAAAAACCTGGAGGAAAATTATTTATTTACCATGTAGCAACCCCAGAGGATGCTTATAAAATGGTAGGTGATTTAAAACCAGATTCAGTTAAAGTAAAATATCCTGGTCCATCAACAAAAGTTTTAGAGGTTCGTATTGAAACTGAAAGTGAAGTATTAGAGGGTGGAAAGAGAGTTCCTTTAGTATATCAAATTGTAGCTAGAAATGCTGCTGGTAATGTATTACCTTTAAGAATGAATATTAGAACAAATAAATAATATTTATTAATATGGAACGTTTAAGAAATTTAATAAAAGAAGTATTATCTACCCCACCCAAAAAGGATTCTTGTAACTGTGGATGTCACACTTGTGAAAATGTAGGTAACACTGGTGTAGTACTAAACGAAAGTTTAGTTAAAAAAGATATATTGTCGGAAAATCTGCGCTACCACGTGGATAAAAAACTCCCACTAACCGAAAACACGTTCCGATATGGCTCTAAATCGTTTCTTGATTTATGGTCGGAAGCTCGTTACTTGTATTTACGTGAAATTATTCATGTAAATGATGATGATAAAGAAATTTTACTTGAAACTAATTTAGGTGAATATGGAATATATGAAGGTAAAAAAGTACCTTTAGATTTACCTATGTTAGAGGAAGATTTAGATGAGATAGTTACTCCTGCTACTGCTGCTGCCATAGCTGCTTCTGCAGCCGCTAATGCTGCTAGAGGTGCATCTTTAAGTGGTGGAGGTGGTGGTGGAGAAAGTAACCCATGGGCTTTATTAGCTTTAGCAGTTGGTATGTCTTTACCTATTATTGCAGTTGCTTTAGACCAATCCGGATTAGGGAGAAAAATAATTGATTGGGTTAAATATTATAAATTGAATCGAGTTATAGATAGATTAAGAAAAGACCCTGAAGTATTAGAATTTATAAAAGCTAAAAAACCAGGCATTCAAAACTTCCTAAAATCTAAATTAACGGATAAAGAACAAAAATATATAAAACAAATCAGCTGGGGTAAAATTACCAAAGGAGAAATCTATGAAATGAATAGTTTCTTAGACGAATCAGAAGATAAAAAAACTCCACCAATTGGAAAACCAAAACGTGGTGGATCTAAAAAATTCTATGTTTACGTAAAGAACCCTAAAACTAAAAAAATTAAAAAAGTATCTTTTGGTCAAGTAGGAATGTCTGCCAAAATTAATGATCCTAAAGCACGTAGAGCATTTGCTGCTCGTCATGATTGTAAAAATAAAACAGATAGAACTAAACCTTCATATTGGTCATGTCGTTTACCTAGATACGCTAAGTTACTTGGATTAAAATCTTCATTTTCAGGATTCTGGTGATGAATAGATTAGATAAAATAATACAAGAAGTCCTACAAGAGGAAAAAAACAAACGCGACAGATGTTTACGCATTGCTGATCGTAAATTTGATAAACCTTCCGCTTATAAATCAGGTGCTGTAGTTAGATGTCGTAAAGGAGATATTTGGCAAGATATTAAAGAAACCGATAACCCACAATCCGGTAAAGCTGCCCCATATGGATCAGGATACGCTAAATTAAAAACCATAATTAAAGAAATAATCCAGGAAGATGAATCTTTACATAAATGGTTTAAACGTAAAGGACCTAAAGGTAAAGAAGGTGGATGGGTAGATTGTAATGCACCTGATGGAGATGGAGGTTATAAAGCATGTGGTAGAAAAGAAGGAGAAAAACGTTCAAAATATCCTTCATGTCGTCCCACACCTGCTCAATGTAAAACACCTGGTAAAGGTAAAAAATGGGGTAAAACAAAATGATTAAATTAACAGACTTACTT